CTAAGCCGCGTGCTGCGATTCAGGGTTTACAGGCTCTCCGTGGGCTAACACTGCCAGCCCGGCAGCTTTAATATTACGTGCCGCGTTAATGTCGCGATCATGGTCTGCGCCGCATTCAGGGCAGTGCCATTTACGAACATTAAGAGGCATTTTTTGCATGGTGAAACCGCAGCAACTACAGCATTTTGAGGACGGTAAATACTGGTCAATGGCGACCACTGACCGCCCGGCCCATTTGCCTTTGTACTGGAGCTGGCGAACAAGTTCGCTCCAGCCTGCGTCAGCTATTGCTTTAGACAGCTTCGGGTTGCGGATCATGTTTTTCACCTTGAGGGATTCGACGCAAACAACTTGGTTTTCGTTAATCAGTTTGCGGGACAACTTGTGCAGATTGTCCATCCGGCAATCGGCGATTTTCGCGTGGAGTCGGGCGACCTTTAAGCGGGCTTTAATACGGTTTCTTGAGCCTTTTTGCTTCCTGCTTAAACGTCGCTGTAGCAGCGTTAATCGCTTCGCATATTTAGCGGTGTGGCGGGGATTGTCGGTTTTGAATCCGGTATCGGTGACGAATAAATCTTTTAAGCCCACATCAATGCCGACCGTTTTAGCGGTAACAGGCATTGATACAGGTTCAAACTCACACAGGCAGGAAACAAAGTACCTGCCAGCGCTATCTCTGGAAATGGTAACGGTTGACGGCGCAGATGGTAATTCTCGACTCCAGCGAACATCCAGCGGCGACTTGCTCTTTGCTATATACAACTCGCCGTCACGGTGTTTAAACGCGCTGGCAGTGAACTCAGCCACCTGTTTGTGCCGTTTGCTTTTGAAAGCCGGATATGCAGCTCGTCCGGCAAAGAAGTTAGCAAAGGCGGCTTGTTGGTGGCGCAACGACTGCTGGAGGGGAACGCAGGAAACATCATTCAGCCATATGTATTCAGGCTCTTTTTTGAGCGCCGTAAGGCGAGCGTTGGCCTGTAGATAACCGATCTTTTCTTTTCGCTCGTAGTACGCATCGGTACGCCAACGAAGGATGGAATTGTAGACGAAGCGCACACAGCCAAACGTCTGAGCTAAAAGCTCAGCCTGCTCAGTTGTCGGGTAAAACCGGTATTTATATGCGCGTTTCATGTGTTCACATACTAAAGAGGAAAATGTGATTATGCAAAGTACAGTTAGTCGGAAAACCGCCTCCTTTCCTCCCCGGTCTGAAGGCCGAGGTTTCCCGGAGGCATTCTAATGAAACTCATCAGTAACGATCTGCGCGATGGCGATAAGCTGCCGCATCGTCATGTCTTTAACGGCATGGGTTACGATGGCGATAATATTTCACCGCATCTGGCGTGGGATGATGTTCCTGTGGGAACGAAAAGTTTTGTTGTCACCTGCTATGACCCGGATGCGCCAACCGGCTCCGGCTGGTGGCACTGGGTAGTTGTTAATTTACCCGCTGATACCCGCGTATTACCGCAAGGGTTTGGCTCTGGTCTGGTAGCTATGCCAGACGGCGTTTTGCAGACGCGTACCGACTTTGGTAAAACCGGGTACGATGGCGCAGCGCCGCCGAAAGGCGAAACCCATCGCTACATTTTTACCGTTCACGCGCTGGATGTAGAACGTATTGATGTCGATGAAGGTGCCAGCGGCGCGATGGTCGGGTTTAACGTTCATTTTCACTCTCTGGCGAGTGCCTCGATTACTGCGATGTTTAGTTAATCACTCTGCCAGATGGCGCAATGCCATCTGGTATCACTTAAAGGTATTAAAAACAACTTTTTGTCTTTTTACCTTCCCGTTTCGCTCAAGTTAGTATAAAAAAGCTGAACCAGAAACAGGAAAAATCATTAATCTCAATCTCTTACAATACATTTAGCTTAAAAAATAGACTGTATAATACTGCAAAACACAACATATCCAGTCACTATGAATCAACTACTTAGATAGTATTAGTGACCTGTAACAGAGCATTAGCGCAAGGTGACTTTTTGTCTTCTTGCGCTAATTTTTTGTCAAACACATTACGTCGTTTGCTGAATTTACAACCATGCTCAGTATCTCGATAAGCGCAGAGAAATGATGCAATGGTGGGCGGATTGGCTTGATGAGAAGGTAGAGTGATCAGCCTCAACCACAATCGAATAGCACAAAGCCTTGCAATCCAGTGCAAAGCCTTGTGTGTCTCAGTTTTGCCTCATAGGTAATGAGGCTTTAACTGCGATGCAGTAATCAATACTAAAATTTACTTAAAATTCATAAATACACCAGATAAAAACAATCCCGCATTTTTTATGCGGGATATACTGCATTTATTGCAACTACATTGCCATTAATATAAACATAGCCAATTCGTCATAACGAATTCCGTAGCGTCCTCCTGCTTTTTTAACAAGAATCATATCTCCTGTTTTATATTGAGAATAAATTTTCTCACCTGTATCAGGATCTGTGCTCTCTTCAGTTATCACCTCTTCATCCCATACGTCAGGCCATTCATCGTAACACCAAAAAGCATATTGCTCAGGGTTTAAACCATGCTTTCTAAGAATATCCCCTACGGTTTGAGCGCCAACGCCAAAATGATACCTGGACGACTCAATTCCTTTGTGATTAATTGAGTCATTAAATTTAAATTTATAGATGACTGACTTTATTTCAATAGCGGCATCACGCTCTGCATTAAGAATATCATATCTTGTTTTAAGAGTTTCATCTGATGTATTGATTGACCCGGTTCCTGCATAAATAACAGAGCATCTGTTTGATGGCTGTCCAATAGCTTTAACATTATCATCAACAGGAGCTATTTTATTAGCATCTGCCAACCACCAGTCTGTTCCATCAGCGTGACCGATTCTTACTCTTATCCCACTTCTAATATTTAAACTTCCAGTATTACTCTGTAAATTACAATCTCCTGACGTTGGTCCAAGCAGTACAGTTTTACCAACACCACATACTACTCTGGCATTTCCTTTTTGTGATACGAGTCTTGACTCACCTCCTGACTGCTCAGGAAGAGATTTATGGTCTATAAATGCATCGCGGGGGTTAAATACACCGTCTCCAGAATTATATCTTCCTCCTGTATAGTTGTTAAATACAGGCCCCCAGTCAACGCCATTGCCTTCAGAGCACCCGACCATTCTAAGCACTCGAGTATTCCCTGCTGCATATGGTAATGAGCTTGTTGATTGCCGGGAAGCTATCATACGTGCTCCATAACCAATAGCATTACCACCATTTATAGTTACATATGCTTGCTGGCTTTCGAAATATGTACTGTAAAAGTTCATATTTCCACAGTCATGTAGATGAATAAGAACATCATCCCATCCCTGAATGGTTCCTGCATGTACCTGTACACCGCGAACTGGTTCCCCTGAAACCTCCATACACTCTGATGGTCGGCTGAATGGTTGAGACAGGTATTGCGATGTGGCAAGCAGATGTGTGTGGTGATACAGGCTGGTAATGTAGCAATCGAAAAATTGCGTTCCCGCCATACCAAAGTTATCTATGTCATTTCGCCGTATAGTAGAACCTACTGTTGCCTCAGAAGCGTTAGACACTCCAGTAAATACTAACTTATCACCGGATACGGATAATCCTGAATAAGTGAAATTCCTGCCTCCAGATCTTAAAACCCCGGACGTTTCGAAGGTGTGGCTTGCTGACCATGGGATTTCGATAGTGCTGGACGTTACCGCTGTAATTCGGAATACATCATGGGCGCGGATCGAAACACCCTTGAATCCTTGGAATCTACAGTGATAATAGTTTTCATCCTCGCCCTGAGCGGCCAGCGTGCCAGATACAGGAATGTTCGTTTTTAAAAGTGCCGTCTTGCGCCAGTATCCAACCACCTGCAAATTGCGGTATTCATTGCCAAAAGAAGCACGTGACCAAATACCTACATCCCACTCATCGCCAAGACCGGTATTTGCAATGTCTTTATAACCATCCAGCCCATTGAAATATGGAACAATACGAAAGTTCTCAAGGCGAACACATCCTGTCTCAGGCATCAATATTGCGGCAGAGAATGGTTTAAGCGTGGCTCTTATAGCCCCATTAGCATCACCGTTAGTAAAATCCAATAAATCATATGATGACGCAGGTGCCGTTGTTGTATACGGGTCTTCGGAAGATGGATTAGAAACCACACCACCACTAACATCCATATTAGAAACACAATCTACAGTATATTTTTTATTTCCTACCCCGTACATCAGGAATGTGGTTCCTGTGGTAATATCAGGAGCAAATGTTGCAGTATATCCTGAGACCCATTTGCCCACACCAAGACAAATTATCCCACCACCAGAAACAGGTGTTAACGTATCCGTTATTACATACGCATTATCAGTACCATAAATAACCTTTCCTGTGTTAAGGGCAGCTTGCCACGCGGCCCAGTCTATTGACTGAGATAATGAGTCAACAAAAGGATATAAGGATTTTGCTTCAGAAATTGAAGAAAACCACTCAGATAATGGATGATATTTCCCATCCCCAATTGCTCCAAATTGTTTTACATTTAAGAAAAGAGCATTGTTTTCATGCTGAGTTATAGTTACAGCCCCGGTAAATGGCTGCCTTACACCAATTAATGCATCACCTTTTGAATCATCATTAATGTATGCTCCTGATTGAGATAACTGCTCTTTGAAGTCTGGGCCAAACTGATCTGGATCGTATTTTAATACATTTGGAAAATAAAACTGCTGAGTGCCATAAGCATCGTAAACAGCCATAGAATGGCCTTGCACGGTTACGAATTTGGCAATCTGTCCGTTATATACTGGATACCCAGCGGCATTGATGACGATTGGCTGTGTAACAGGAACGTGAGAGCCATCTTCGTTCTCTACATAAACTTGAATCTGGTTTTCAGGATTTACCGGGTCAGTGTCAATTTTACCGATATAAATTTTGCCATTAGCTACAGCTTTAAAAGAACGCGCCATAGTGAAGAGTTGCGATGGCATGCTTACCACAACATTGGCTGTAATGTCTGTCATTTAATTTGCTCCAGATACAAGGAATCGCCGCAGCATGGCTACGGCTAGTGTTTGTTACATACCGAAACGGTACGATTGTTGATTTGTACAGTAGGTTTTACGATGCCATTCCACCCATTTGGTGAGGCATTGATGATGTACAGCAAATACGATGAGGCGCAGTTCCACTTGAGGCTTACGCACGAGTTGCACGCTAAGATTAAGCAGCGTGCAAAAATGAATAACAGGTCTATCAATTCCGAAATTGTGGCTACGATGGAAGAATCTCTCTCCAAACCATCACCTGTAAGCGGGTATCGTGATGAAGAAGAGAGACTGGCCTCATTAATCTCGGAACGAGTAAAAGAAGTTGCGGCTGAAATTCTAAGGAAAGAAAAAACCCGCGATTAAGCGGGTTTAGTTTTCATTATAAAATGTTACGCCACATTTGAGCCATGTAGCAGGTGTTGTAGTGCTTTAACGCCTTCAGAATTGTAGCGGAACGCCTCTACCTGTTTGCTGGAATGCGCCGATTTATCCAGGAAGAACTTCCCGTACTGCTCAGTTTTGAGGTTGTTTGCGTTAGCAATGCGACCAATCTTGTTGGCCGTTACTCCAAGCTGCTCTGCAACCTCCCCTGCTGAGTAGTAATGCTCTTCTATTGCCGGAAGAGGTATTGCATTAAAACCAACAAGCGGGTTGATTATACTTGCTGCCGCTGTCTGCTTTGCCTCCGGCGCAAGATTTGGCATCAGATCGAACAGATTGGTAACAGCTTCAACCGTCATTTTCAGTGTTCGCGCTTGACGATACTCAACAAGTCCACTCGCTGATTTACCGCTTTTAATGTGTGCTTCCTGCATACTTTCAAGTTTGTCTACAAGTGTTCGGCGAACTGCTTTAGATTCGCGAGCAGCAACACGAAGCGCCTGCTTGATAGTCATGGAGATAACATCAATGTCAGCCCCGTTTTTCCGACCTACACTTTTTGTGTAGGTCTCGCCCTCCAATTCATCCTCAATTTTCTCGATGAATTTGTTGTTACGTACTGATGGCTCTCCACATAACTTGCGAGCTTCATTAACCATCATCAGAAGACTTTGGCTGTCAATGGTTTTATCCGTGACAACGGATCCGATGTTTGCTACATTCTTCAAAGTCATTAGGCATTCCTTATGTGGTAGTAAGGGTGTGACATAGGCCGCCAGCAGCACACTGGCGGTTTTCTTTTTGCGCCGTCCGGCGCACCAATCAATGAATCCATTCCTCGCCGCGCAGTTTTGTCAGCATTGGCTGAGCGTTCTTTACGACAAAATTGTTGGTATCAAGATTCTTCATTTCACGAAGAAGTGATTTCTTGGTTTCTTCTGACATATAGCGAGTCTCATATGCAATATCGTAAATTCTTCCTGAAAGCTCAGAGCCAATTTGCTTCATTCCTGGGTAGATGTGTTTGCACATTTGTTGACTCTTCTCCATCCACAATTGTAAGTAGCAGAGATTAACCAGTTCTTCGTCAGTAAACTGTTTTGCAATCGGTGAGCATTCTGCCTGCCGATCCAAAATATCCAGCACCCAGCGGCGGAACTCTTTGGCTACCGGAGTGCGAGCAAACATCGCGATTAGGTGGGCACCGCGTAGTGAGAAAACTCGCACTTTTTTGCGATAATTTCCTGAGGTACTCACTTCGAGTACCTGAGTCATTCCGGCGCTAAACTCATCGCTATACTTGTTATAAATCATTGTTACTGCACGACTATTTGCGTATTTAAGTGCAGATGCAATATTAGATGATGTAAACCAAACACCATGCATATCACGGGTGGGCACCAATTCAACTCCGTGGAAGTTATAATCTGATTTTGCTACAATATTCATGTTAGTTTCCTTGCATACGGTTACTGACATAGAGGCCCGGTTTGTGTTCACGCACTGCCGGGCTTCACTATTTTTACTGGGCATTAGCTCTTTCCTCTCTCAGGCTTTTAGCCAGTCGCTGCACAATCGCAGAGTTGATAGAAATTCCATCCATTTCAGCAACACGTCTAATCTCCTCCTTCATTCGCGCTGGCAAACGAAGCTGGAAACTTTGACTTTTACGACCTGTGTAAAGCACATCTTTCATAAGTAATCCTCCCACAATGATACCAACTTGGTTCTAGAACCAATTTAACACCATTTATTTTGATGTCAAGTTGGTGCTATTGTTTAGCGAACATCTTTACGTTGAGGTCATATGAGCAAGTTCCCTAGTCATGAAATGGATAGGTTCAATATCAGGCTTCCTGCAGGAATGCGGGATGCTATAGCTGAACGAGCCAAACGTAACGGCAGATCAATGAACTCAGAGATTGTTCAGATACTGGAAGATGCCTTGAATGCAGAAAATACACTCGGGGAAATAGCAGATAAAATCAACAGCGTCTCGGTTCCGCTAAATGTTGATGCGCTAGTTCAACTTCAAGCCCAGGTTATCGCCATGCAAAAAGAAATACAGGAAAAGTTCAGAGAGCAGAACGAAAAGTTGAGAGAACTGCTAAACAAAAAAACCACCTGACGGTGGGTTAATTTTTGCCTTTTTTGGACCATATTGACTACTCATAAAATGAGATCAATATTTAATCGCCCAATAACGGGTGCATGTTGAGGTATATCATGGCGAAAAAACCAGGTGAAAACACAGGAAAAAACGGCGGAATATACCAAGAAGTTGGCCCGCGCGGAGGTAAGAAAGACAATTTTGCCACCGTCAAGGACAACGAAAGGCTTCCGCCAACAACAAAGCCAGGTCATGGCTGGGTATTAGATAAGCGAACTCCAGACAGCAAAAAGTAATAATCAAGCCGGGTCACTCCGGCTTTTTGATATGTCGCTCGCAGAACTCAACAAGCCTGCTCATTAAGTAGCAGTAAGTCTCGTTGGCTCTTCCTGGTTCAACATCAACGCCGACCCTTGAGCAGATATCGAATGCCATGTGAGCGCACTCATGGGCAATAGTAGATAGTTTGCCATTGAACACACCTATCACATGCAAAACACCATTCTCGCTGCTCATTGTATGAGACGCTCCGTTGGCATCCGAGTCCTGCACGTCCACGCCAAGTTTTTGATGCAGGCGTTGCCATTCTGGAAAGTCTCTGCAAAACACAATTGTACCGCTCTCAAAGAGCGGAACGAGCATTTTTGGTACGTTTCCAATGTTAACTTTTTTCATGGTATCCTGCTCAAAACTAAGGAGGTTGGTGTGAAGCGATGGTTCCTCATAATTACTGTTTTCGCGATCATTTACACTATTTTCCCTGCATTAAAAGCACCAATGCAAATAATTTCGCTAGCAATAATTGCAATTGGTGCTTTCATTGCAGTAGCCGTACTTGTGTTTAAGGTTTTAAAGTTTTTAGTTTGGCTATCAAAAGATAATGGATGCAAAGTTCATCAAGAAAAAGAAGGCAAAATAACCAAAGTTGACTAACTGTCACTAGCGAGCCATGTAATAATCCCCGTGCGGGCAATGGTTTTTGCTTCATCTGTTGATAAGGTTTTCTCCCATCTCTTAAATGCCCCAGATTGCATCAGTTTCCTTTCTATTACGCGTCTCACTTCTGCTCTGTCTACTGGTGCGTTTTGCAGGCGAAATAGCATTGATTTAAACTCAGGAGAAGACAGTAGAGCATCAGCAGCCTTTATCCTGCTTGTTTTCCCTGACATCAATGCTGACGTTATCACCCCTGTTGCACCTACACCAGGAAGACCAGATAAGCTTGTAATACCTTCCGCCGCAGCAGCTTTTGAGGCTATTCCATAAATTTTTGCGAGACTACCCTTTTCTTTCAGAAAGTTATTAACTTGCTGATCCACAAGGCTGCTAGCATACTGCTTACCAGTATTGAGTCTATTCATAGCCTTGGCTGCTTGATAAATCGTATCAAGGCGCTTTGATGCATCTGTGCCAATAGCATCACGGAGAGCCTTCATATTGGCCCCATTGCGTGACATTCCGTTATACCATTTTACAAATCCATCAACCCCTAATTGCTGACCTGGTGATTTAGCATAGCTGGTAAATGCTTTATTCATTGAAGTGAGCGCAACTTCCTGCCGCATATCCTTTGGAATTGACTTCATTAATTGCCTAAAGTCACCACCGTTTCCTTTTGCCATATTAACAACGGCACTTTCAACTTTTGGAATTGCTGATTGCTGAAGTTTTCTACCCAAAACGGTTACGGCATCATCTTCAATGGATTTTCGTTTTTTTACCAACTCCTTACCAAGCGTCCATAACTCCCCTGCGCCATATTTTTCTGCGACAGCCTGTTGGTCATCTGTTATAGCTGCATATAACTTTTTAAGAACACCTGTTTCTTCATCCTTGAATGGGCCAGAGCCTTTGCCAATAGCTTGCCCAACCTGCTTTCTAGCGAGATCTAAACGCCCATACGTTGGCAAGGTGTTTGGATCAAGTCGGTTCAATGTCCGCTTCATTATTGGAGATAATTCATCAATTCCACCTATATCATCAGCAAAATCCTCTAAAAAATTCAATGTATTAGTTGCCTCAATCCGGTCTCTTACAGGAACCTTTTCGGCAATTTTGTTGTAGATGTTATCTGACTGATTTTGTAATGATGAAATGGTTTTATCAAAATTATCTGCAAGCCTGTCAGAAACCAGTTGCTTATCAAGGCTTCCCCCAAATGAAGTTATCATTTCATCAGCTTTTCTTCCTAATTCAGTAATAAAACGCTTATGCGCCTCACTAATCTCTGTTCCAGGGAGACTTGCCACTGCATTATCAAGAGCCCTGACAGCAGGATTATTAGAGATCATGCCTGGAGTGGCATAATTTTCCAGTTCTAGCTCACGAATAGCATTTATCGCGTTAAAATCAGGATTAACTTCATCGGCGAAATCTTGAATAGCTCGTTGCCCGCCGATAAATTTATTGTCCATTGCGCCAGCAGCTTTCTTTAACGTTGCTTTAGATGATTTACTACCCATCCCTACGGATGAGCGATAAATATCTCCGGCACTATTTTTAATTTTTCCTGCAATCTTCCCAAGCGCTGGACCAACAATCTCTGCTACAGGGCCAGCCACAGCGCCAATAGCAGCTCCAGAAGCAACATCGCTATTTGTTCCATTGGCTACAATAGCCCCTTCTCCAGCACCAAGCCCTGCGGCGGCAGCCAGCCTTGCCGCCCCTTTCGGAACCTGAGAAATAATCCCACCACCACTAACAAATGGCGCTGCTTGTCCAACAAACTCACCAACATCTTGTGCGGTTGATGGTTTTGCCGCTAACTTCTGCTGTAGAGACTGAATTGCGGCTTGCTCTTCTGGTGTCATATCCTGAAACAGGCCAACACCTTTACCAACATCCATCAATCCACTGAGAACGCCATACATAAAACGGTCGAAACCGTTAGCATTATTAACAACATTTTCCTGTCTGGAATTTTCCTCTGGCGAAACCAAAGGTGATTGCTGCTGTTCTGGTTGGGCATCAAGCACAAAACCATCAGGAAGCTGTGAGTTATCAGGCTGATTATCGAGAACAAAGCCTTCGGGTAAACCTACATCGGTTGCCATTGTCCGTTCCTGTAAATGAGTTTCTGACCAGTTTTAGGGTTCGTTGCCGTCGCGCCTTCTGATATCCCACTTGGCGCAGCTTTTGTCTGCCCATTACCACCTTGTGGTGTAGGCTGCGCTGGGACATCGTCAAATAGCTTGGCCTTCCTTCTCCCTAAGCTTTTTTTCAGCCCCTGAGGAATAGTATCTCCATACGTATCCAGATATTCGTCTACCTGCTGGTTAAACTGCTGCCCCATAGCGTTGGCGTTAATTTTTGCTGCGTTAACAATGTTATCCCTCGCTTCCTGTGACAAGCCATTCCCTGCATTAAGCTGGTCTACATATCCTTTTATCTGCCCCCATATGCCATCAGAGCGCATGACCTGAACCTGTTCACCTTCGCGAACAACTGACTGAGGGTCGAGAGACTTCATGTAATTAAAGATAATCCCAAGTTGGGCAGCGCCAGTATTTACCTTGCTAAGGGCTTGCAGAGAGTTTGCCGCCGCTCTGACAGAGTTATAATTTTTGCCAAAATTGGTAATGTCAGAATTTAATCCCTTAATTAAGTCTGCTGACGGCTTACCTTTTTGCCCCAGCTCCATTAGCTTCAATCCCATCTCATCTGAGTGCATTTGTGCCCGCTGAGCCCTGTCTAGTTGAGCGTTCTGGATATTTGCCCATCCTCTCGCATTCTCCATGTCAGCCTGACGGATGCTTTCATCCAATCGCCCTTTCTCAAGTTGGCGACCAACCATCTTATCCTGAACAGCAAACGCCTTTTCTGGTCCAAGCGCACCGAGAGACATAGTAGTCAGCATGTGTGATAGCTGCTCTGGATTCTGGATACCTGTCTGAATCATCCAGTCAGCATTAGCACCCACGCGATTTAACCTGTCCTTGTTGTCAGTAATGAATTTACTGTAGGCTTCCGGTCCCTGAGAAAGAGCGACGTTAGCCCTCATGGCTAAATCGCCCATATCGTTGCGTTGCTGCTCATTAAGACCGGAAAACGCCTGTTGTGCCTGCGCAACAAACGCTGGATTTTCCTGGGCAAACTTAAATAGTCCCGATGGATCACCAGAAGCCCATGCATCAGCGTGAACCTTATTGAACGCACTAATAGCTTTCTGTTGCTGTTCCTGATTGTAAATATCAGCAACTCCAGCCAGACCACGTAACGCGGTCAGGCCAACGTTATTTACACCTGAGCGAGCAAGTTCATTGTTTTCGCGGATCAGACCAAGCGTTGCATTAATGTCGCTTGCCTTTGGCGCATTCTCGTTTTGCGCACCAATGCCAGCCAGAAAACCACCAGAATTAATACCCTGTTGCCACGTAGCCATTGATTACCCCTTAATAAAGCAGTGAACCAAGCAGACCGATACCAGCACCGATACCAGCCCCCCACGGAGTTGATGAACCAATTAATTTCGCAAGTCCAGCCCCAGCAATAGCACCAGACGCACCTCCGCCAATAGCAGATTGCATTGCTGATGGTCTGTTGGCATTTGCCGCTGCAAGAGCCGCACTTTGCTGCGAAATCTGACTCATGTTGTTGGCATATGTCTGCCCGGCGTTTGCCTGACCTTGCAGCGCACCAAGACCAATATTTGCCAGATTCTGGTAGTTGTTCATCTGACCAGATAGCCATTGCTGACCAAGCGTTGGTGCGATTGTTGCTAACTGATTACCGGTTGCAGTGGAACCCAATCCACCTGTTGCTTCCGCTGCCGCCAGACTCTGATAGCGAGCCTGGCCAGCAAGATCTTTGTACTGCTGAGAGTTGTAATACTGGTTAAGTGCCTGACCTTGCCCTTCCAGAGACGATAAGTTCTCGAGGCTGCCGACATACTTATCAGCCAGAGGAGTAAACGGCTTCAGGTTGTTCATGATGGTGTTGAACTGCTGATTTTGCAGGTCTGCGGCATACTTCTGAGCTTCTGCTGCATACTTTGCGCTTTTATCAGAACTGCCACCTTTCCCGCCTTTTTCAGGGCAATAAGGTTCCTCGCCGCGCAGTTTTCTGCCCAGCTTAAATGCATGTAACATGGCTATCTCCCGTGATTCAGGAAGTCGATTAGTTCTTCGCGTGTGGCGCTGTAAAAAGTCACGTCATCCACGCCTTTGAAGTATTTCTTGATGGTTCCTACACGCTTAAGGCCAATCATTGCGCAGTACATCTGCCCGTGGCGGAATTTGCGCGCAGCGAACGATGTGACGCACTGAACGGTGGTGTTAGTCAGAATGTATCGCCAGAACGCCAGCCCGATTTCCTTGCTGAATCCACGAACCTCTGGCAGGTACATGGCGTGGCAATCGAATGTCAGCGGCTGAATCTCCTGATAGTAAACAATGCCGCCGAACTGCCCGTGCACGTTCACCTCAAAGTAACGGCAATCAGGTTTGTAGTCGTATCCATCACCGTTGTTGCTCCCGGCAATAATGTCAGGGTGATTTCCGACTGCTTCGATCAGGTCGATGTTTCGCGTTGGTTTGAACTGAATCATTACTGCTCCGCGATTATCTTGATAGTTGTGGCAGTAAACGCCGCACCATTTGACTGAATGGTTAACGTACTGCCATTTGTGGCAAGAAAGCCGTCTTTATCCACGCTGAAGAACGTAGCTAACAGGATGTTGTCGGTTGTTGTCGCCGAGTTACGACTGCTTACCAGTGTGTCAGGTACAGAACCGGAAAATGTTAGCTGCATTGACCTGTTGGAGGTTCCGCTGGGCCACGTCCCGACAATCGACAGCTTGAAGAACAGGGTTTTGTTCTCGTTGAACACAACCATCTTGTTGTTAACGGTGTCGAAGAATGGTGCCAACGTGCCGGATGACGGCGTGAGCGTTTTCAGCAGGCTAACAAGGTTGGTCGGCGCTGTCGGAATTGTTACCGATACTCCTGAGTAAACAACCTCTGATTTCTTGCGCGTGGTGGCATACTCAAGCGCAGATATTCTTGTTGAGTGATCACCAACTGTGCTTTGTAGCGTCGAAATACTTCCTTCTGCCGCTGTGAGCCTGGTATCAAGTGCGTCGATATCGGTTGTATTCTGAGTTATGCGCGCATCATGGTTTGCTAACTCAGATTCATTGGCAGCAATTCGCGTCTCGTGATCAGCCAGCTCTGTTTCAGCAGCCGTAATCCTTGTTTCATGATCTGCAAGAGTGCTTTCCGCTGCTGCAATTCTATGTTCATGATTGATGAGAGTTGCTTCAGCAGCTTCAATTCTGGATTCATGGTCTGCAAGGGTGACATCCTGCTCATCATTCTTCACCTGTGCATCATAAGCCCCCTTCCCTGCTTCGTTGGCCTTGTTAGCCACGTTACCAACATCAGTGCCCTGTGCGATAACGTAAAGCAGATACGACTGCGAGAAGATATTACGCGGAAGGACTGATGTATCGAGCCGCGTAGCCTGAATGATTACCGGCTCATTGAGATTCGAATCAGCCATTACTCAATCCTTATCTGGCAGCCAGACAGAGTGACAGGTGACTTCGTGATAACGCGCAATTTGAAACCGACATTTTTCCTGATGCGCCCTACTCGCTTCCACAAAACGCGCTTGTCGTAAACGAACGGTTCATTCTGCTCAATCATCTGCTCACGCCCGTAATTTATGCCGTCAGTGGTAGCAGAGAGGAACAGGCGGTCAGCGTACTGCGCAACGCCAGTTGACGATTCAACCTCAAGGTCGAAGCATCTGGCGTTATCCGCTTTGAACAGTGGAGTAAACAGCAAGTGTTCCTGTTGAAGACCATACTGACTGCTGATATCGAACTGCAATTTCCCGGTCACCGATTCCAGCTTATCGCCGCACGTTATCTGATTGCCTTCGTAAATGAAGTCGATAGCGCGGTACACATCGTCATACAGGCCTGTTTTCAGCACACACCATTGCGGACCATTGGCGCTTGAAGATGCGTCGTACACAAGGACGTGGCGCGGCAGGTGAATAATCAGCAACTCATGAGCATCAAACCGTAACGATTCCATCACGCCATCAGCCAGTTCATCAGCAGTGTAGGAGCGGAGAATTTTCTCAATGCTCGCGCTGGCGATTGGTGACACCTGACCGGAGCCGATGATATACACAGACGGCGCACCTGTTGCCGGATTGCTGATGAACGCATAAGAATTAGCGAATGGCGTTTTGCAGTAAGTCCCGGCGATGCCTTTCTGCACCATCAGTGATGGCTGTGCGACATACAAAGCTGCACCAACGGTGGTTGCACCAGTCAGGGAGAAATATTCAATCGTCGATGAACCAAAGCAGACGATGAAGTCTCGCCATGTTCCGATGCCGAGGATACCGTCCGGCTGCGATTCTGCGCGATATTGTGCGCTGTAACGGTCAGGATGCGATTCGTCTTCAAGGTCAGTGATAAACCATGAATCAGTACCGTCTTTTGACCACGCATAACGGCCACGTAAGCGTGTAATGTCGCGTACCGAACCTAACTCATACTGCGTGAATCCACTGTCTGTAGGCCAGTTTGAGACGGTTTTAACCGTGCCATCATAGCGATACTCGACCAGTTGACCATTAACACCTACCGCCTGTGATGTCCGACCATGAGCCATTGATACTCGACCACTTCCGGCAACATCACCGACTTCACTTTCTCCTTTGTACAGCTTCCCACCACACACGCGATACACAGCACTCTGCGCCATGTTGTACTCGACGCCTCGCGATACACCGTTCACATCAGAGCGTTTGGCAATGCCCGGGAATGAGCGAATATATCCGCTGCTGTTGAGTATTTCTTTGGGCGTAGCCAGCATATTCACTGGCAGATAGTCGATATAGTCGGCGTTTCGAAAGTCTTTGCCGACACCTTTCATAAGCGGAAGTTGCTGAATAGGCATTTATTCACCTATGCGTTTGGGATATCGCCATCAATCAGAGGGAGATCGCCTGGATAATATCGGTCAGATGTGAACACGTCATATTTATTACCCTGCCCTACAGGAAAATCTCCACGTCGTCGCATTGAAGGAACAACCAGAGTGTCGGTCATCAAGGCATCATATGAGCGTTGGGCGTTACTGAGAACTTGCGGAGTTGGTTCAAGGCTGTAATCAGATAGCATTCTCAGCAATAACTGATAGCCTACTGCGTGTTTGTATTTTCTTGGAAGACCTGACTCATCATCTGGTAATGGCTGCTCATCTCCAGTTGCGAAAGCGTAACCAATGTCGCCGGGGTTAATCATCCACTCGGACATCATATCTTCCAGATCATTTACACCATCTTCAATTGATTGCGGCTCAACATCAGTAAGCGATGCATTAGAAGCAATAGCAAACTTACGAAGCGCAAAAATGACGATCTCACCCTTTGTCAGTACTGTTGCCATTGTCCGCCGCCTTACGACCTCGCTTACTGGTCGGTTTCAATTCATCAACTGAGGCAACAAAGCCCAACTTTTCGAAAAACTGGAAGTCTTTTTCTGCGATAACGGCCTGTACATGCCCGGATTCGTTATCTGCGGCAAGGAATACACTCATGCGATCCATATTGTTTCCTTAAAACATAAAAGGGGCGTAAGCCCCTTGTTATTACGGATTACCGAAGAACTGACCGCCCATGTGAGGGTTAAAGCACACATATGCAGGCAGTAAGTCGAAGCGCATTTTTTGCACGTTGGCATCGCCATCTGCGTATTTATGTACGCGGATGGAGAAACCTTCATATGTTGCAACAGCAGAATCAATACTGTGCAGTTTCGGCAGTGGAATAGAGCCAAGTCCACAGAAGAACTTGTTATAGAACAGGTTTGGCTTCATTGTCTGGCTAGCAGTGCCTACTACAGATACGGCATCGCCTGCCGCTACCTGACGACTTACAGAGTTGTACTGCGGGTTTGTAGTGTCATAAATCGGAACACCAGAAAGCGTAACCGTCACATCGCCACTGCCGTCTGAATCAGCATCAGCAGTAACCGTTGCAGTGAAGCTAATTGGTGTGGCTCCGTTATACAACGCCTGTTTGGTCTGCTGTTGCAGCCAGTAGGTATTGGTGAATTTAACCTGATCACCAGCTTTCAGGAAACCTGTAACGCTGGTTGTCGCTCCGGTCAATGTTACAGTGAACTGGTATGAGTCTTTAACTGCGTTATAGGTAACAGTTGGCTGTGTTTTGACTGTCAGTGTTCCGCCAAATGCCCCCTGCGTACGAGAGGCAAGCCCATTAGACATCAGTGCGCGAATGCCGCCAAAATTGGTTGGGATTTGCGCATTCTCCCATGCAGTACGAACCAATTGATCTGAAGCGTGCAAACCAGTCTGCGCATCAGCAAGTCGCTGTGCAGACCATGGATCCATTACAGCATAGTTTTCACCTTCATTAACGCCGAGGTCTTTCAGGAAAGATGCCGTCTGCGCAACATCAGACCATTTGGTGATTGGAGTATTGGGGCTACCAAGTGACAACGCACCGTTATTCATCATGAAGTGAGCAAGCTCTGTTTCAAGGTCGGTAACGATTCGCTGGCGAACCGGCGCGAGAATTTCCTCCAGTTGGTTAAGCTTGATCGCTTCCTCCAGTTGCTGATATTCAACAGCAACAGTTATGTAGTTACCTACACGCCCCGTAGCTTTACCTGAGATCAGGTTGTTTTTATTTTGCCCTGAAATATCACCAGTGGGAGTACGGAGGGATGAGAATTGATGCGGACGTTTAAAGCTAACGCTATCGCCAGTGCTGGAGTTGATTTCACCTGCCAGCAACTGACGGTCTACGGTTTTCGCCAGAACTAAATCTGACATAAAACCCGGAAGGAATTTTTTCAGAACGATTTGACTGACGTTACTGTCGAGATTGTTAGGCATTTATCTTTTCCTTATTCGATTTTTGCGCCGGGGCATAATTTGTTGAATTCGTCTTGTTTCGCATCAGCACCGCCACCGCGTACTTCCGGCTCTGGCTTGATGGCTTTCTTTGGTTTTGGAGCAAGGCTTACCTGTTTGCTAATCTGCCCCAAGAGGAATGCTGCGCGAATTGGATCTGTCTCAGCGGCTACACGCTGGCGTAATTGCTGGCTCTTACCTAATCCATAGGCGAGTAGTTCAGAGCCTTCGTCTGCACAGTGAATGATGATTTCCTGCTGAATTGGTGGTAGCTCACTAAGAACAATGGCCTCCATTTCCTGATAATCTTTCACAGGAAGTTTGGCTGCCCGTTGTTTATGCGCTTCTACCCTTTGCTGGAAACGCTGTTGGTATTCCTGTTGCTGACGTATTTTTTGTTGCTGCTGCTGTTCGACACGGCCTTTTTTCTCATGCCAATCAGTCAATGCCTGTTCAAACGCCTGTTCGTCATAATCACACGACTCAAGAGTCGGTTTTGGTGGAATAGCGTCTGGTTGTGGTTGCTGATGTTCCGCAGGCTTGGCTAATGCTTCCTCAAGCTGGCGGCGCAACTCACGGTTTTCTTTCTGTGTTTCTTTGAAGCCTTTGCGAAGATCTTTCACCCATTGCGGTGCAGGTTGCCCGTCAATGTGATCATCATCGTCAGCGTTAAGCTGAATTTCTTCATCACCAATACGCAAGGCGTAATCTTCTGGTGTCTCTTCGGTTTTTTCAGGATCAGTTGCCATCTCTTTTCCGTTGTCATCCTGGCTTTCATTCTCAGGCTGTGACTCTGTTTGGATGATGGTTTCTTCTGCATTTTCCTGTGTTTCAGACAGGTCAATAACCTGACCGTCGATGATCAGTTCGTTTTCCATTGATTACTCCTGGTTAACTCGGCATTAAGTCTGCCGGTGACTGTGGTGGTGACTGGAATTGCTGTTGTTGTGACTCGGCGACATCTTTCAGAAGGCGTATTGCCTCCATCACTGCTTTGTCATCGATGTTTCTGGCTTGAGCCAGTTTATAGACAGTGTTTGCCTGGCTCTCCATCGCATCCTGCTGGGCAGTAAATGCTTTGATTTGAGTTTGAGCGGTTTCGTTAGTTGCTTTTTGCGCTTCTGCCTGCGCTGCTACCATTTGCGCCTGAGCGAGAACCATTTCAGGATTTGGCAGGCTTTGTGCTGCCATTTGCGCCTGTTGAACAATCTGCTGCTCTTTCTCATTGCGTGGTTTTGCAATACCAGATATCAGCAGTTGGTTTCGGTTGTACTCTTTGAAGTCATCAAGGCCTTCGCCATCGATATTGTCCAGAATAATACCCTGAATTGCCGGGCGCATTGGGTCTGTTGGAAGCATAGAGCTAAGGACATTTGTCAGTACAGAAACCGTTGCATCACGTCGTGCTGTGTAGCTTGGTCCAACATCAACCGTCACATCGTATCGACCGACAGAAAGGTCATTTAACGCAACAACAGCCCCTGTTTGCCTGTCAACAACCTGTGCGCTCAGGACAGCGATATCATCACTTCCATCTTCGTTAACGATGCGCACTTCACGTTCTGAACCGTACACTTCACGCGCCATTGACAGCCATACTTCACCAGCGCGTTTAAGACTTTTCGCCATATTGTCCAGATAGATAAACGAAGCCATATCTGCTCTGTTCATCAAGTTGTTAACCGTTTCCTGAGCAATATTACTTGGCATCTGCTGCATGGCCTGACTGCCGCCTGTAACCTCCTGAATATCTGCGCTGGTTTGCTGTAGTAATGCAGCCAATGCCTGATTCATAACCGCAGGCTGTGTATATCCTGCTGGGGTAGCTCCAGCGATAATGTTGCCAGATTTATCTCTCACTTCGCGCAACGGCAAGAACGCTGGACGTTTCTTGTTGCGAGCCTCCCAGTGCTTCTCAAGTCCACGAATTTGCTCCATGCCAACTATAGGGATCTGACCGGGGTCTTGCGCTGCAGTATCAGCCAGCATTGAAACCTGAAGGTTGTACAAACGCTGTGGATCCATTGCTTTTGCAATGTGCCCTTCGACACGCTCAATGTCATCAATGAACCAGCGTTTTCCATAAACCGGGATGAGGGGGATATGTTCACCAGGAATACGTCGAGGTTTCTCAAGGAAACCATCACCATCCACTACGGATACATACACACGACGGCGCTTCACTGAGCGCCTTGCCACTTCATGAAATCCAGCTATTGCCAGTTCATCTTCAATATCTTCAACCTGATCACTGTCGTATGTTGCAATCTCTCCAGTGATTGGATGTTGATAACTGATAACGTCAACAGACTCTTTACGAACTTCGTAATACTTCGCTATGTAAATAACATCTGCATCAAACCAGTCATATTCCCAACTGGTCATAGACGTTACATCCAGAGAAGCAGGAGGTTTCTTTCCGTATTCAGCCTCATATTTTTCAGGTGACAACGAATACATGCAGAACGCCCACAACGCGTCAGATTTGTCGTACTTCTTAGCGTCAGGGTCAAACCACACAGAGCGCGACGGGTCGTATATTGGTTCAATAGCAATACGCTGACGATCGTCCATGGGGTCGTATTCATTGACCAGCATCGACGTCAAACGGAAGCAACCGAAACCACCAGTAGCAGCGTCGTCAAATGCATTATCGCAAGCCTCACCGCCATCAGTTTCTTCGTAGTCAGCACGGAACAGACCATTTAATTTATTGGCTAACTCTTCGCTTGCCTCTCTGTCACCAGGACGAAACTTAACGGTGATTCTGTTATTGCGGTATTCTGCAATGATGCGGTTAAGTTCAGTTGCCACCTTATTGATTTCAAACTTAGGATACTTCTCGAACTGCTCATCAAGCTTAGTCCCAGCCGCCGTTGCTCCTTCCCATTGACCTCCGGGGACACGAACAAACCTCGTAGCTTCAATGCACTTTTCGCGCACTTCCTGCTGTGGAGAATAGGCGCGGTCAAACCTGAGCATGATCCGCTCATGTTTTTTCTCTAATGTCTCTGCCATGTTTACCAACCGGAGGATGAGGGAACGTATATTTCTGTTTCTTCGCGGACCAATGCCGGGCAATGCATACACATCATCAGCGCATCAGCCAGGTTAGGAGATGGAATACCGAGCTTCTGCTTCATTTCGACCTTAGTCATTAGCTCCAGCTTCCCGTTGTTATTGAATTTGCGCTGAATCTGCGTCAGTTCTGCAAACAGCTTCTCCAGCATCTTCTCGCCTATCGCTTCTTTGTCGAAACTCAGCATGTCGTCGGGGTCTGCATACTCACCGTGGACAACCGCCCGATATGTCAGATACAGCCTGTCAGCCAGCGCGTAATAAAATTGCGCTCGCTTATTGCGGAACACATCGCCAATAGTGCGAACGTTGTCGCCCTGCACGACTTCATCAGCCCATGCTCCGGCCTGATATGGTGCATCTTCATCGAATGGCGATTCGCTGCCCTTGAACATCGTGGCGGTGATTTTCTTACCGGAGAACGCTTCCGTTGTCTGTCTGCGTAGCCCTGCACCGACACCATCACCATCCCACAAGTAGTGGTCAGCACCGTCTTCAATCGCCTGCGAAGTAGCCCAGTCAGCCCCCTCGTTGATGTCCATCAGCAGACCTTCGGCAATGCGCTTAACTACCGAACCGTGACGCGATGCATAACCTTTAGCATCTGGCCCTGTATCTGATGGATCATGCGCAGAGACAACAGCGCCTTTCGCTTTCCATCCGAGTTTCTTGTGCGCATCGGTTGCGGCTTCAAGCCATTCACGTTTGATGATTGCCATATCACTTGCGCTTACTGGCTCACCAAGCCAGATGTGACGATACAGTGTCGGATTTCTGCGTTTACACTCTTCCATCTCCAGACGGAGAACTTCAGGAAAGTGCGGATTGTCGGTGTAGTTCACCGTCAGCAGGCAAATATCATCGGGAGGATTTACAACGAATCGCTGATAGGTATCGTCGAGGATGTTCTTAGGGTTGAAACTCACCCATATTTCGGAAAACGGCTTGCGGATGGTTGGTATCAGGATATCCCATGATTCCTTCGTTACCGCTTCCGCTTCCTCCACCCAGCAGATATCAATACCTTCGAGCGATTTAATCTTCGTCGGGTTGTTTTTTATGCCGTAGAACATGAATTCAGCATTCGTTCCGAGATGACGAATCATTGAACGCTGAATTTCAAACTCAGCCGAATACCCTTCCCGCTCTATGGTGTCTTCAAGCAACCGGATTACCGAATCGCTGATACTGTTTTGCAGTTCACGAGCGCAGAGAATACGCACAGGCTGCCGGCGCGCCGCTTCAACAAGCAGCCTCGCAATTGCCCATGACTTACCGCTACCTCGACCGCCTTTGGCGACTTTGTAGCGATGCGCCTCAATGAACGGTTCAAAGATAGGATTAATCGAGGTCATTTTCCGAATAGAGTACTCATCGGTGATGTTTCAATCTGGATTGCACCGCCGTCTTTACCGACAAGCTCGTTAGTTACCTTGTCGCCATACTTACGGGGATTCATTCTGGCCAGCGCCCATTTGCGGGTATCAACGCGAAGTCTTGCCTTTGCCACCTCAGCAGCATCTGGAATCGCAGTGTCAGCAATTTCGAATATCTCTTCGAAAATAGAATCAGCTCGCGCCTCAGTTGCCTTCGCGTACTTGTCTCTAAATTCGTCATGCTCTGACAGCCAGCGAAATACAGTAGCCTTTGCTGGCATGCCGGGGCGCTTGCAAACCTTAACCAGACTTTCCCCGGAGGCAAGCAGCGCACAGATATCATCAGCCACCTCCGGCAGGTAATCCGAAGGGCGACCGACATTCTTTTTCTCAGTCGCCATATTGATTATTTCCCTTCTGCTTGCTTATCCCATTCATCGCGGAATTTGGATGGGTTGTCGAAACCTTGAGTTGCCATGTTTATGCTCCGGTAGTGAACAGGTCTAACGCTTCCTTCGATTTACGCACCGCTTCGATAGTGCGGGTCGTGATATCTGAATTAGCGCCGCCTGACTGGAAGTGAATTTTGAATAGCTCAAGCTTCAGTTCGTCAGTACCAATGAATTGAAATGCTTCCTCTGCGGCTGCGTTCTGGTTCATGACCAGTTTGTAAATCTCTAACTGGAATTTCTGTTCTTCAGTCATGGGAATAATCTCTGCCATTGTTGGCTCCGTTTATCCGTTAAAAGGGATATCAGTTAAGTTATCCCGTGCAGGGTATAAGCCATTGTCGAGACCACTCATTGAATGGTCTCTGCAATAACCGATGTCTTTCCATCAGTCCGCCACCACAAAGAATCTTTTTTGCCATAAGGCAGGATGTTCATCTTTCAGTGGCTGCCAGTGTTATTTCCCCCACTTACTGGCTTGGGTTGCTACGTGGTACTGCCGTTAATTGGTGACCAGAAATTAACTCCGGTTTCATTATCAAGCCCACCCGTAGATGGGCTTTGGAATGGTCACTTTGGCAGTCCGGGGATCGATATTTGCGCCTGCTGCTCAAGCCTTTCGATTCTTGCTATGAGTTGCGGTTTTTTGATCCTGCCCCAGCGGTTCAGCAAGCGTCCTGACATACTGGCAACATCCTTTTCCTTCATGAACTCCAGCATTAACTCGTTGTGCTCTCTTTGGTATGAGTGAGCCATCTCCATCAGCCTGTCACGCATCCAATTAAATGCTTTGATAAACGCCTCTTTGATGGCGGCAGCTTTTTTGCCGGTAAACGACATGATGATGTACATCGCGCCGTCTTTGGAAATTTCATATTCAACATACTGATTACCCTTGTGTTCATAGGTAACCCGCGAAAAGTTGCTGGTTAGAAATTCATCCGAACAGTCTAGCTTTTCGATTTTCTGAATGATGTGGTGATGCTGCTTGTCGAAGTAAGCTGCTACCTTGCGGGAGGTTGTGATCACGCGGTCACCAGAAACAACCACCATGTCCCGGAAATCGAGATTAGCCAATTGATGATTCATAGCGTCTTTACCTTTTAGAAAGTGAGCCTGTCTCACAGAAAAGCCGCCCCGAGATGGTCGCCACCATATACGGCAGTTCTCAGGCTCAACTTTCTGAAAGGCTCGGGTGATGTAATATGCGCGTGAGATGCGCTGTGAAATTCAGATGTAAAAAAAGCCCCGCATCGCGAGGCTCATTAAATGGACTTTGTGATTTGCAAAAAAATTATTTCAGGCACTGAGTCCTGATGTACTCCTGCAGGTAGTTAACCTGCGCGGTTATCTTGTCGATTCCACTTCGGAGACGGTAATAATTGAGTTCAGCATCTGCTGTAAGTCTTGGGCTTTCTCCATCGCCCATGCTGCTGGCTCCGGTCGTTGACTTTGCACAGGTGGCGGCGACTTGCAGGCGCTTACGACCAGCAGAAACATCAGCACGGAGACTTTCGATAGTCGCGTTAGCATCAGCAAGCTCCTTTGTGTATCTGGCGTCGAGTTCTGCTACATCACGTTGACGCTTCTGCATGTCAGCGATGATGTACGTGGCTTTGTCGCGCTGTTCTTTGTAGGCGATGGCGTTATCACGGTAATGATTAACAGCCCATAACAGGCAGACGATGATGCAGATAACCAGAGCGGAGATAATCGCGGTTATTCTGCTCATACCTCACTCTCTCTGAGCGTTCCGCCAGCTTCTTTGAATTTTGCAATCAGGCTGTCAGCCTTATGCTCGAACTGACCATAACCAGCGCCCGGCAGTGAAGCCCAGATATTGCTGCAACGGTCGATTGCCTGACGGATATCACCGCGATCAATCATCGGTAAAGCACCACGCTCTTTAATCTGCTGTAATGCCACTGCGTCCTGGCTTTTGGGGGAGAAGTCTTTCAAACCAAGCTGTTTACGGTAAGCATCCCACCAACGGGAAAGAAGCTGGTAACGCCCTGCTGCTGTTGATTTGAGTCTGGGGTTTAGCGTGACAAGTTTGCGAGGGTGATCGGAGTAATCGGTAAATAGCTCTCCGCCTACAATGACGTCATAACCATGATTTCTGGTTTTCTGACGTCCGTTATCAGTTCCCTCCGACCACGCCAGCATATCGAGGAACGCCTTACGTTGATTATTGATTTCCACCATCTTCTACTCCGGCTTTTTTAGCAGCGAAGCGTTTGATAAGCGAACCAATCGAGTCAGTACCGATGTAGCCGATGAACACGCTCGTTATATAAGCGAGATTGCTACTTAGTCCGGCGAAGTCGAGAAGGTCACGAATGAACCAGGCGATAATGGCGCACATCGTTGCGTCGATTACTGTTTTTGTAAACGCACCGCCATTATATCTGCCGCGAAGGTACGCCATTGCAAACGCAAGGATTGCCCCGATGCCTTGTTCCTTTGCCGCGAGAATGGCGGCTAACAGGTCATGTTTTTCTGGCATCTTCATGTCTTACCCCCAATAAGGGGATTTGCTCTATTTAATTAGGAATAAGGTCGATTACTGATAGAACAAATCCAGGCTACTGTGTTTAGTAATCAGATTTGTTCGTGACCGATATGCACGGGCAAAACGGCAGGAGGTTGTTAGCGCAACCTCTTGCCACCCGCTTTCACGAAGCCAGCCATTGCGCTGGTTTTCTTTTATGCAAAGCACACCGCACCGTAGCCACAGCGGATAAGGTGATTATTTTTGTCTGTCTGGTATTTGGTTTGATGTGCTTTCAGAAAGGCCGTGCTTAAAACGCAAAAAGCCCCGAGCTATTAACTCAGGGCTTTATTTAACGAGTGCATTTATCCATCGTTGGGTCAAATTTACCCAACTTTATTCAAAAAGTCAATATCATGCCGTAAAGATGTTGCCATCCGTGGCAATCATGCCGCTAACGTGTGACCGCATTCAAAATGTTGTCTGCGATTGACTCTTCTTTGTGGCATTGCACCACCAAAGCGTCATACAGCGGCTTAACAGTGCGTGACCAGGTGGGTTGGGTAAGGTTTGGGATTAGCATCGTCACAGCGCGATATGCTGCGCTTGCTGGCATCCTTGAATAGCCGACACCTTTGCATCTTCCGCACTCTTTCTCAACAACTCTCCCCAACTGCTCTGTTTTTGATATATCAACCGCACGGCCTGTACCGTGGCAATCTCTGCATCTTGCGCCCGGCGTCGCGGCACTACGGCAATAATCCGCATAAGCGAATGTTGCGAGCACTTGCAGTACCTTTGCCTTAGTATTTCCTTCGAGCTTTGCCACACCACGGTATTTCCCCGATACCTTGTGTGCAAATTGCATCAGATAGTTGATAGCCTTTTGTTTGTCGTTCTGGCTGAGTTCGTGCTTACCGCAAAATGCAGCCATCCCGAATCCGGCCTGTGATTGTGCCATCCCCATAGCAGCCATCACATCAGTACCGGAAAGAGAGTCAGAAGCCGTGGCCCGTGGTGAGTCGCTCATCATCGGGCTTTTTGGCGAATGAAATTTAGCTACGCTTTCGAGTCTCATGGTCTTCCCCTCTTGCCCTGTTTGACCATCAGGACGCCGTTAACTATTACGTGACGCTCGCCTTTGCTGTCTCGGTTGTACTTGAGCACTGTTCCTCTTGCGCAGGAAAGAATCCTCGCCACTTCGGTCTGATTTCCTCGTGTCTGGATAAGAAGCTCTGGTATCGTTTGAATTGTGGCGTTCATACGTTCTCCAGTTCGGTGATTTTTATTCCAAGCCGTCCGCCTGGTACTTTCACACCACGAATTACGCGAATGTCATCGAATTGCTCGTCGTCTTCCGCAAATCCGGCGTGGATAAGGGAGTCGAGTAAACCTTTCAGGATGTTATCGAGGTCGCGGCGGCGGGAGTCTGGAACGTCTGCGATGACTTTGATGCGGAGTCGTGATTTGGTGAAAATGTCTAACTTGAGTTGCCGGATGATTTGCTGAACGTCTTTTCGGTATTTCTGGCCTTTATCGCTGATGTAGTATTGGCTTCCCCGTCTTCGCCAGTAGGTATTCACCGACGGCGGGTATGGAAGCACAAACTGATATTCGTTCATGACTTAATCTTCCCCTCCTTCAGCAGTATCGCCTGCGTCCTGATCACGCCTTCGAGGTGGTAAAGTCTGGCGTCTTTGTTGTCGAGAATCCGGGTGCGTCGGTCGATCTCCGCGTGGCAGTCACTACAAGCCCATGCACCGATCAGGTCGTCAGGCTTCATTCCCGTTCCGCAAATTCCAGCCATCCGGTAATGTGCCAGAACTGTAGTTTCAGGGTTGCCATTGCATACGCCGTAAATACGTACCTGGCATTCTCTGCCGCGCGCTTCTTTGCGTAGGTTAGCCATTAAGCAGCCTCCCCTGTTACTTTCAGCATTCCGTTATCGAGCAGCTTTCTGGTCAGCCACTGTTGACCACGCCCGGTGATTTTTGTGGTGAACGATATCTGTATTCCGTGATTTGTGTTGACCGCTGTTTCTTTCACTGTGAAATAGCCGCGATCCATATATTCCTGCATTGGCACATTGCGCCGGGAACCTGAAGCAATAAGGATTTTGTGATCACGCATCCACGCAAACAGTTTGTTTGGACCAATACCGACAACCTTTGCAAAGTTTCCAATCAAAATTCCGCTGGCCTCGCCAACTCGATCGGCAAACTCAACTTTAGGTGCGGCAATTGCGAGCTGGTTTTCCAGTTGCATTTTCTGCTCAGCAAGATCAGCAGCAAGGCGCAACGCTTCTGGTAGCGTTTTGGGGATATTAACCGCAGTTTCTTCAAGCTCTCGCCAACGGTCAACAAGACGAGCGGTGAATTCCGGCGACAACTGGGCTACAACGACAATACTGTCTCGCTTTCCTTGTTCGCCTTCGAATACATACACACAAAAACTTTGATTTAAGCCTAACCCATTGATTCTTCCACAATCCTCAATTTGAGGAAGCCGGATAACACCATTTTTAGCCAGCGTTTCGATGGTACGTTTCACATTGTCATGACGCTTACCCACCAACTCAGCGATTTCAATGCTTGTCATTTTGATGGCATTGCCATTTATTAACTCATTCATCGTCTTCTTCCTCGTACATTGAGCTATTCGGATCGCTCATCAGTTCTGCGCAGCAGTGCTCACACACGTGAACTTCCAGCACATGCAGTTTCTGACCGCAGTTAGCGCACGTTAAAGCTCGCTCGACGCTTTCTTTCTGGTATTGAAGGGATTGGGATAGGCTAAGCATTAACAACCTCCATACAAACTTTCACGAATGCCGTTGCTACTTCTGCATTGATTGCGTTTCCATATCCAATAATTCGCTGATCTTGATTGCGCTTTGCCATTCCTCCCAGTGTGGACTTGCCTCGTCCCAAGCTTTTGGCAATGCCATTAACCATCGGGAATGAGCCGGGTCTAACTGGACGATATTTTTCATCTCTACAGTAAAGCCAGTCTGCATCTCTCCAGAAGCCGTTAACCGGTAATGAGTACATGGCTTCACCGTCCCTGGAAGTTTCAAGCAGATTCTTGGGGTTCCGCTCTTGTCTTTTCCGCTGTAGCAATGCGTTGAACCTGTTGCATCGTTCGCTAAAGGAGTTTGCCATCCCGCTAGTCTCACGCATCCAGATAGGTTCTGAATTCCCCTGCGCGTTTCTGGCTGAAAGTTGATATTTGTCGTTGGAGTAGGCCACCCAATACAATCGCTGCCTGATGTGCGGAGAACCGAAGCCCGCAGCGCAAATATCGGTACCTGCAGAGGTGTAGTTCGCACCTTCCAAGTCAGTTTGTACAAGGTCGAGCCAAGCGAGGCCGTCTGCGCTTGCAACCTGTTCGCCAATAACGATGCCAGGATTGCATTTTTCAATAAGCCAGAAGAATGCCGGCCATAAGTGCCGCTCGTCATCAACCCCTTTTCCTTTGCCTGCCGAGCTGAAAGGTTGGCATGGGCAACTTCCTGTCCAGATACTCTTGTTGTCTGGCCATCCTGCTTTTCTAAGTGCATAGCTCCAAACTCCGATTCCTGCAAAAAAGTGGTGCTGGGTAAATCCTCGCAAATCACCTGGTGTGACATCTTCAATACTCCTTTCATCTACATAACCGGGGGCAATTTCTCCAGCGTCAATTAAGTTACGCAGCCATTGCGCTGCATACGGATCTATTTCGTTGTAATACGCAGTCATCGTCATTTCCTCGCACGATGTCTTAGCCACCGGATATCCCACAGGTGAGCCGTGTAGTTGAAGGTTTTTACGTCAGATTCTTTTGGGATTGGCTTGCGTTTATTTCTGGAGCGTTTCGTTGGAAGGTATTTGCAGTTTTCACAGATTATGTCGGTGATACTTCGTCGCTGTCTCGCCACACATCCTCCTTTTCCTGCGGTAGTGGTAACACCCCTGTTGGTGTTCTTTCACACCGGAGACACCATCGATTCCAGTAAGGTTGATTTGGTCGGAAGCGGTTATCTTCTTTGCATTCACCGCACCGATAACATCGCATCATGCTGCCCGGTCTCCCCATCGCGCTTTCCACTCCAGAGCCAGTCGCGCTTCGTCTGACCACTTAACGCCACGCTCTGTACCGAATGCCTGTATAAGCTCTAATAGCTCCGCAAATTCGCTTACACGCATCCTGCTGGTTGACTGGCCTATTACCACAAAGCCATTCCCGGCAAGGTTAGGAACAACATCCTGCTGCTTTAATGCTGCGGTAAACACACACTTCCAGCTTTCTGCATCCAGCCAGCGACCATGCCATTCAACCTGACGAGAGACGTCACCAAGGCAAGCCCAAAGCTTTCGATTCTGGTCTAAGCTGCGGTTGCGTTCCTGAATGGTTACTACAATTGGTTTGGTTGGGTCTGGAAGGATTTGCTGGATAGCTTGAATGGCGTTCTGCTGATGAATGGGGCTTCTTAGTTCAAACGTTAGTTTCCTCACCATTTACGCTCCTGTAATCGTCAAGTGCAGCTGCAATAGTCCCTATCGGGTCATGGTCTTGCCCGATAATCTCATTTACGTTTTCATCTTCCTCCACACCGAAAAAGAATCGCAGGGCTAACATGATTTCTTCGTATGCGCTCATACTCACTCCTTCACTTTGACTCCAGCAGTGCGGATGGCCTCTACATCGCTTTCGTATTGTGATTCTGCACCTGAGTCATAGCCAATGTGATAATCACCGGGAAGTGGGCCTTTCTTTGGCTTTTGCAGCTCAATTTCAATAGCTGCTCTCGATGCCTGCCACGTTTGCCAGTGGCCTTGAACATCGTCCATCACGTATTGACCACCAATATCACCACTGCCAATTTCATGGTGATTTTCAGGGTAACGGATAAGGTCTGAGGATTCGCCTCCACGTCGCAACCAACTTTCTTCAAACTGCTTTCTTGATTCGTCCATCGATACTTACCCTCAGTTCAACTCACAAAACGCCACGCTATTTTTGCTACGACAACAGGCATAACACCGATAATCCCCCACAGGAAAATGCTACCTAAAAGCATATTCCCCAGGTCTTTACCTTCGCCTACCAACCGGACAAAACAGCCAGCAACCACAATGAACGTCGCCACCATCCACATAGCACCGAGAAGCCTCAATGCAGAGAAAATTAACTCAGCCACGATTTACTCTCCCCCAAATAAAAAGGCCTGCGATTACCAGCAGGCCTGTTACAAGCTCAGTGATGTAGATGGTCATCAGAATCCTCCTTTCTTCTTGGACTGCGGTTCCTCGCGTTCACGGCGGCGCATTTCAGCAGACTGTTGGTCTGTGTCATAAATAGCGCCATTTGCCTGAATGCAATACACCGTGCCGGTATTGCCATGACGATTGAGACGAAGGATTAGTTCGGTTTCACCAGGTGGAACACTGTCATCAAAAGCACCTTCCCGATGGATCCCCACCCAATAATCGCAATCCTGTTCAATCTGCCCTGTATCGCGCGAGTCACTTGGTAATGGGCGTTTATTGGTTCGGCTTTCCAATGCGCGGTTAAGCTGTGTCAGAAGCACAACAACGCAATCAAGCTCTTTGGCAAGGTTCTTCAGTCCTTTGGTGATCATGCCGTATGCAAGGTCGTTGCGATCGGCCTTTTCAGCGGTCATTAGCGTCAGGTAATCGACAAGAATCATGCCAACGCATCCTTTTTCTCGTTTGATTCGACGGCTTTCGCTGACGATTTGAGCCAGAGATAATCCCGGCGTGTCGTCGATGTAAAGCAGGTCGATTTCACTCAAGCGATTGGCTGTCTCGATCGCCCTGTTGAAGTCACCATCGTAATCACCCTGATAGCCGTCATCAGCGTCATTTGTCGCCGGAAGGTAAAAAATATTCGGGTTCACACCTGACTTCTGCCCTACCAGTTTTTCCAGTATCTGGTCACCTGGCATTTCAAGGCTGAACATCAGAGCGGGCTTTTTCTCATGCACTGCGCAGTTGATTGCCATCTGGCTGTATAGCGTCGTTTTCCCCATCTTAGGGCGAGCGCCAATGACAAACAGAGAGCCTTTCACCAGACCTTTCGGTGACAGCATCCTGTCCAGCGATGGGATCCCTGTGCTCATTCCTCGTTGTTCGCCTGACGGGTCAAATCGCTTCTCAAGGTCGCTAACCCAGTCTTCCATGACCTCACCAAATGAGCGAAGGCCGCGACGCGATCCGGTTTTTGCATGGTCTGTCAGTTGCGTGAAAATCGCCTGAATAGCTTCGTACTTCTGCGTTGCAGTCATTCCGTTGCGGGAATAGAGCAATTCCGTCGCTTCAGTCATGCGGTTGATGGCGTAGCGTTCCATTGCGGTTTCACGAACCTGCATTGCATAGGCAACGATGTTTGCTGCGCTTGGCGTGTTCTTTGCGATCTCAGCGATATAAGTGTCACGAACGGTGCAATAGTGATCCACACCCAACGCCTGAAATCAGATCCAGGGGGTAATCTGCTCTCCTGATTCAGGAGAGCTTATGGTCACTTTTGAGACAGTTATGGAAATTAAAATCCTGCACAAGCAGGGAATGAGTAGCCGGGCGATTGCCAGAGAACTGGGGATCTCCCGCAATACGGTTAAACGTTATTTGCAGGCAAAATCTGAGCCGCCAAAATATACGCCGCGACCTGCTGTTGCTTCACTCCTGGATGAATACCGGGATTATATTCGTCAACGCATCGCCGATGCTCATCCTTACAAAATCCCGGCAACGGTAATCGCTCGCGAGATCAGAGACCAGGGATATCGTGGCGGAATGACCATTCTCAGGGGATTCATTCGTTCTCTCTCGGTTCCTCAGGAGCAGGAGCCTGCCGTTCGGTTCGAAACTGAACCCGGACGACAGATGCAGGTTGACTGGGGCACTATGCGTAATGGCCGCTCACCGCTTCACGTGTTCGTTGCTGTTCTCGGATACAGCCGAATGTTGTACATCGAATTCACTGACAATATGCGTTATGACACGCTGGAAACCTGCCATCGTAATGCGTTCCGCTTCTTTGGTGGTGTGCCGCGCGAAGTGTTGTATGACAATATGAAAACTGTGGTTCTGCAACGTGACGCATATCAGACCGGTCAGCACCGGTTCCATCCTTCGCTGTGGCAGTTCGGCAAGGAGATGGGCTTCTCTCCCCGACTGTGTCGCCCCTTCAGGGCACAGACTAAAGGTAAGGTGGAACGGATGGTGCAGTACACCCGTAACAGTTTTTACATCCCACTAATGACTCGCCTGCGCCCGATGGGGATCACTGTCGATGTTGAAACAGCCAACCGCCACGGTCTGCGCTGGCTGCACGATGTCGCTAACCAACGAAAGCATGAAACAATCCAGGCCCGTCCCTGCGATCGCTGGCTCGAAGAGCAGCAGTCCATGCTGGCACTGCCTCCGGAGAAAAAAGAGTATGACGTGCATCCTGGTGAAAATCTGGTGAACTTCGACAAACACCCCCTGCATCATCCACTCTCCATCTACGACTCATTCTGCAGAGGAGTGGCGTGATGATGGAACTGCAACATCAACGACTGATGGCGCTCGCCGGGCAGTTGCAACTGGAAAGCCTTATAAGCGCAGCGCCTGCGCTGTCACAACAGGCAGTAGACCAGGAATGGAGTTATATGGACTTCCTGGAGCATCTGCTTCATGAAGAAAAACTGGCACGTCATCAACGTAAACAGGCGATGTATACCCGAATGGCAGCCTTCCCGGCGGTGAAAACGTTCGAAGAGTATGACTTCACATTCGCCACCGGAGCACCGCAGAAGCAACTCCAGTCGTTACGCTCACTCAGCTTCATAGAACGTAATGAAAATATCGTATTACTGGGGCCATCAGGTGTGGGGAAAACCCATCTGGCAATAGCGATGGGCTATGAAGCCGTCCGTGCAGGTATCAAAGTTCGCTTCACAACAGCAGCAGATCTGTTACTTCAGTTATCTACGGCACAACGTCAGGGCCGTTATAAAACGACGCTTCAGCGTGGAGTAATGGCCCCCCGCCTGCTCATCATTGATGAAATAGGCTATCTGCCGTTCAGTCAGGAAGAAGCAAAACTGTTCTTCCAGGTCATTGCTAAACGTTACGAAAAGAGCGCAATGATCCTGACATCCAATCTGCCGTTCGGGCAGTGGGATCAAACGTTCGCCGGTGATGCAGCACTGACCTCCGCGATGCTGGACCGTATCTTACACCACTCACATGTCGTTCAAATCAAAGGAGAAAGCTATCGACTCAGACAGAAACGAAAAGCCGGGGTTATAGCAGAAGCTAATCCTGAGTAAAACGGTGGATCAATATTGGGCCGTTGGTGGAGATATAAGTGGATCACTTTTCATCCGTCGTTGACAATAAGCAAAACCGCCAACAGACACCGTTAACGATTTACGCTCCAGTTCATCGAAAAGCGTCAGGCCATCTACTGGCTTTTGCTCCCGGTGCATTCTGGTTATTTCTTCGAAAAGGATTTTGTGTGGTCGGCTGTAAAATGAATCGGGCTTCAGCATCGCCAGAACTTTCTGGACGCGCTCACTGCTGTCATCATCCAGAAGCAATCCACCAATCACCGCCTGCTCTGCCTCGATGCTATGGGGCGGCGCATAAAAATTATCGGTCATCGTGTTCACCCTCACGAACTTTCAGGTAGGTATTATCGTTAAGCAGGAAATCAAATCCCTTTTTGTGCCAGACGGTTCCGCGTTGATGGTTTGGGCGCTCTTCGAACATCCATCGGCAATTTTCGCCTACGTAGCTCAAATAATTTCTCCAGTCCTGCATCGTGAAACCATGCCCGTCAAGCTGTCGGGTTATCACTCCGGCTTTGCGCCAGAACGTTCGGATCTGGTTTTTACGCTTGTCATTCAGTGCGCGGATTCTTGGCGCTTCAGGAAGGATTTCGTGGTAAGCATCGACAACATCCTGACAGCTGACGGAAGGTTTTTTCTTGTCAGACTTTTTGTCTGCTGTGGCACTCTCTAATACGTCAGTATTAGAGATATTATTTATATTATTGTTTATGGACAACCGTTGGACAACCGTTGGACAATCTCCGCTGAGAGGCGCGCCATTACTGGTGTTTGCGTTGGACAACCGTTGGACAACCGTTGGACAATTTTTTGCCTGAAAATCGTCATATTTAACGATTGTAAACAGGCTAAATTTCTTCCCCATCGAGCAAATATTAAGCATCCCTTTCGACTCAAAAGTCCGTAATAAGCTCCGAACTTTGTTGTCTGGGATGAATGTTTCTCTGACCAGCGACGGGCGTCCAGTTATCATCTGACCGCGATCAACAGTTATCGGACCGATATCCGTATTGACGACAGTAGATTCGTGATTAGCCTTGAGGATTAAGTGAAGCCAAAGATGTACTGCCTGAGAGTCCTTATAGAGCCTGCTGTCCATAAACTGGCGGTGTATAGAGACATACCCCATACTGGATGCCTCCTGATGTTGTACAGGGTTATGCCTGTAATCAGCTAACTTAACGACGCCCATGTTTCACTCCTGCTTTTGCTAGTCTGTAAACACCAACAAGGCGATCTGCGAACGCCCTGTTATTTGCTGCGGCTACCACTAATCCCTCAGGTGAATCAGGGTGTCGAATCTCTTCTTTTTCCTGGTATTTCTTACGACGTTTTGTCATAATTACTCCTGTGGATTGATCCAGTAATTCCCTCAGAATTCCATCTGGATTTGTTCAGAACGCTCGGTTGCCGCCGGGCGTTTTTTATTGGTGAGAATCGAAGCAACTTGTCGTGCCAATCGAGCCATGTCGTCGTCAACGACACCCCATTCAAGAACAGCAAGCAGCATTGAGAACTTTGGAATCCAGTCCCTCTTCCACCTGCTGATCTGCGACTTATCAACTCCCACAGCTTCCGCTGTCTTCTCAGTTCCAAGCATTGCGATTTTGTTAAGCAACGCACTCTCGATTCTTAGAGCCTCGTTGCGTTTGTTTGCACGAACCATATGTAAGTATTTCCTTAGATAACAATTGATTGAAGGTATGCAAATAAATGCATACACCATAGGTGTGGTTTAATTGGATGCCCTTTTTCAGGGCTGGGATGTGTAAGAGCGGGGTTATTTATGCTGTTGTTTTTTTGTTACTCGGGAAGGGCTTTACCTCTTCCGCATAAACGCTTCCATCAGCGTTTATAGTTAAAAAAATCTTTCGGCCTGCATGAATGGCCTTGTTGATCGCGCTTTGATATACGCCGAGATCTTTAGCTGTCTTGGTTTGCCCAAAGCGCATTGCATAATCTTTCAGGGTTATGCGTTGTTCCATACAACCTCCTTAGTACATGCAACTATTATCACCGCTAGAGGTAAAATAGTCAACACGCACGGTGTTAGATATTTATCCCTTGCGGTGATAGATTTAACGTATGAGCGCAAAAAAGAAACCATTAACACAAGAGCAGCTTGAGGACGCACGTCGCCTTAAAGCTATTTATGAAAAAAAGAAAAATGAACTTGGCTTATCCCAGGAATCTGTCGCAGACAAGATGGGGATGGGGCAGTCAGGCGTTGGTGCTTTATTTAATGGCATCAATGCATTAAATGCTTATAACGCCGCATTGCTTGCAAAAATTCTCAACGTTAGCGTTGAAGAATTTAGCCCTTCAATCGCCAGAGAAATCTACGAGATGTATGAAGCGGTTAGTATGCAGCCGTCACTTAGAAGTGAGTATGAGTACCCTGTTTTTTCTCATGTTCAGGCCGGGATGTTCTCGCCTGAGCTTAGAACCTTTACCAAAGGTGATGCGGAGAGATGGGTAAGCACAACCAAAAAAGCCAGTGATTCTGCATTCTGGCTTGAGGTTGAAGGTAATTCCATGACCGCGCCAACAGGATCCAAACCAAGCTTTCCTGACGGGATGTTAATTCTTGTTGACCCTGAGCAGGCTGTTGAGCCCGGCGATTTCTGCATAGCCAGACTTGGTGGTGATGAATTTACTTTCAAGAAACTGATCAGGGATAGTGGTCAGGTGTTTCTACAGCCACTAAACCCACAATACCCAATGATCCCATGCAATGAGAGTTGTTCCGTTGTGGGGAAAGTTATCGCCAGCCAGTGGCCTGAAGAGACGTTTGGATGATGAAAGGTCGCACAGAAGTGCGGCCTTTTTTATTGGTAGTGATCCACACATTGTGCTAACGCATTAATTAGCATTAATATTTAGCTTAATCACAGAACAGCTAAAAATATTTTATCGATAAATATATACATATCAATGAGATAAATAAAAATGATGCATTTTGTAGCTAATTAATGATTTAGCTACCATTGCCCTGCTTATTTGAAATAAGCTATCATCACCATAACCAAGCATATGGGGGATTTATGGATACTAAAAAACGAGCTCAAAAAGCAGCAGCAATGTCAGCAATCGTTAGATCAGCTCCAAAGCCAACTCACACAGGATTAATGGCGACAGGTGTTTCTTGTGCTGTTTTGCCTGATGGTCGCAGAGTGGTTTCAATGCAAGGTGCAAATGGATTGGCAGAAACATTCGGTGTATCTGTTGGCTCAAAAATGCCAAGATGGGTACCAAATGGGAAGCCAGGTCAATTACCATATGTTCTCCAAGCAAATGAGCTTCAGCCATATATTTCTGATGAACTAAGAGAAGCGCTAGCAGAACCAATTGTATATAAAAATACATCAGGTGCAGGTGTCGCTTATGGCATTGACGTTACTATGCTACCAGCGCTTTGCGAGGCATGGACAGATGCTGAGAGGGATGGAGCCCTACGACAAAAGCATCACTTGAATACAGCTGCAAAAGCCAAAGCGCTCTATAAAGCTCTAGCCAGAGTTGGCGCCGTTGCGCTCGTTGATGAAGCGACTGGATACCAAAAAGAACGAGAGCGCGATGAACTGGCAAAACTCCTTGAGCAATTCATCGCTAAAGAAATGCGACCATGGGTAAGCACATATCCGCCAGAATTCTTTGAGGAGTTATGTAGACTCAGAGGAGTCCCATTCAAAGCAAACATGCGGAGACCGCAATACTTTGGTCATCTTGTGAATAACATAACTTATGACCGCATGGCACCAGAGCTAAGAAATGCGCTAAAGGAAGAAAGAGCAAAAGCAAAAAAGGCAGGTGCAAAAATGCATCAGTTTCTATCAGAGGGAACTGGATATGGTCTTCTTCAAAAGAGACTTACAGGGGTAACAACACTCATGCAAGCAAGCGATACTTATGAAGATTTCATCCAATTGCTTGATAAGGTACACCCTCTACTAACCGTAGAAGATATTGACGCAGAATAACTTTATTGCCCCGGCCTCAGCGCCGGGTTTTCTTTGCCTCACGATCCCCTTCACCCAATAACACATAACCAATTGTATTTATTTGAAAATTAATAGATACAACTCACTAAACATCGCAATTCAGATCTCTCGATCACCTTCCCAATCCACACAACCCTGCAAAAAATAAATCTATATAAAAAACATACAGATAACCATCTGCGGTGATAAATTATCTCTGGCGGTGTTGACACAAATACCACTGGCGGTGATACTAAGCACATCAGCAGGACGCACTGACCACCATGAAGGTGACGCTCTTAAAAATTAAGCCCTGAAGAAGGGTAGCATTCAAAGCAGAAGGCTTTGGGATTGGATGAATGAGCAGGCTGATGCTCGACCAATGTATAAACAGCGCTCATGGCAAGCAGTAACCAATCTGCGCCTCAAGACAGCGTCACTGGTAGTGCGGGCGCTCTAACCAGTAAGCCGGGGTTCAGCGCCGGCCATCCAATCACCAAAGCTAACTGACAGGAGAATCCAGATGGATGCACAAACACGCCGCCGAGAACGTCGCGCAGAGAAACAGGCTCAATGGAAAGCAGCAAATCCCCTGTTGGTTGGGGTAAGCGCAAAACCAGTTAACCGCCCTATTCTCTCGCTGAATCGCAAACCGAAATCACGAGTAGAAAGCGCACTGAATCCGATAGACCTTACGGTGCTGGCTGAATACCACGAACAGATTGAAAGCAACCTGCAACGTATTGAGCGCAAGAATCAGCGCACATGGTACAGCAAGCCTGGCGAACGCGGCATAACATGCAGAGGACGCCAGAAAATTAAAGGTAAATCTATATCACTTATTTAGAAAATGCAGATTTAGGGAACAGATAGGAGGCGTTACACCTATGGCATCTCATCCTATGGTTAGAAGGTGGTGCAAATCCTTCGTATTGAAGTATGGATTTCACAGAAGATTCATAGCATTGAGCGCAAAGATAGTGCATTGGCTGACCGGTATTTGCCGATTTTTTGAGACGATAAACCACCGTAGCAACAGTAGGTGTATACATCTCATAGTTTTTCTTTTCCTCTTCCCACTTAGAGGCTCGATTTATCTTTTCTTCAAGCTCAATGATCTTGTCCTTAGAAATCATCAAAAGCTCATTAAGTGACATTTGCTGCTGTTGGGCATCCATGAGCTTATCGACAAGTTCGTATGTTTTTTCTTTTACTGAGTAGTCTATTTGCATTTTCTGGATTTCCTTTACTGCGCCAACAGCACTCATCAGAGCACCTCCGGCACCAGAAACTGCATCTGTAATCCTACTTATTATTCCTTTTTCATCAGACATATAAATCACTCTCTTACTGTAGGGGTAAGAGGATTTTACTATTTTTCTCGCTGTAGGGGTACACGAGAACCACCGAGCCTGATGTGGTTAAAAGACAGGCATACTAATAAACACTGCACTGTGTATTCATTCCAACGAGTGAATACACGGAGCAATGTCGCTCGTAACTAAACAGGAGCCGACTTGTTCTGATTATTGGAAATCTTCTTTGCCCTCCAGTGTGAGGGCTTTTTTATATGCATACCAATAACGCTTCACGAGAGGCGTTTTCGTTATGCAATCAAATATAAGGAGTTACCCATGATGCACTTTCAGCTCGCGGGTAGCGGCGTCATGTCCGCTTTCTACCCGCTCGAATCTGAATTATCACGCCGAGTTAAACAATTAATCAGAGCAGCAAAGAAACAACTGGAGGCGTTATGCGCAATGAAATAACCATCAATCACCAGATGCTTCGTGCAGCACAAAACAAAGCAGTAATAGCCAGATTTATTGGTGATTTCAAAATGTGGCTTGAAGCAAATAAAGCGATGAAATCAGCTATCAACCTTCCGTGGTATCGCAGGAAATGAGTTTTACAGATAACTGGTCAGACGAAGAATTCATTCGTCAGATGAAAGAATTAATCGGTAACGAAGGAGATATTCATGTCACTTGCAACCACCGTGAAGGAGAGCAAGTTACAGAGACGCATGTACACGCAGCAGGCGTTAATGTATCGCCAGAAGGGAGATCGTGAAGGTGTTCGCGTATTTTTAAATGCGGCAAAGACTGAAGTATTAAATCAGCGTTATTTCCTTGGGCCATGTCCATTCTGAGAACAAACATATGAGCAAAGAATTTTACGCAAGACTGGCAGCTATTCAGGAGAATCTGAACGCGCCAAAAAATCAGTACAACTCATTCGGTAAATATAAATACAGAAGCTGCGAAGACATTCTTGAGGGCGTTAAGCCGTTACTGAATGGCCTGTTTTTATCAATCAGCGATGAAGTTGTGTTGATTGGTGATCGGTATTACGTGAAAGCCACGGCAACTATTACCGATGGTGAAAACCGCCATACGGCAACCGCTCTCGCAAGAGAGGAAGAAAGCAAGAAAGGAATGGATTCTGCACAAGTTACGGGAGCTACAAGCTCTTATGCGCGCAAGTATTGCCTTAATGGTTTGTTCGGAATAGATGATGCGAAAGATGCAGATACAGACGAGCATAAACATCAGCAGAACGCAGCAGTAAAGCAATCAAAACCATCACCTACACCTGAACAGGTTCTAAAAGCATTCACTGACGCAGCAATGCAGAAAAACACCGTAGAAGAGCTTAAACAGGCGTTCGCCAAAGCGTGGAAGATGCTCGAAGGTACACCGGAGCAGCACAAAGCGCAGGACGTTTACAACATCAGACGAGACGAATTAGAAGGAGCAGTTGCTTAATGGCACATTCGATTACTGTAAGACTAAACAAGCCTGCAAGAGAGTTTCAGGCAGGTGAAAATATCGGATTCAATATCCGTGCTGGCGTTCAGTATTACGACCGCCAGACAAAAAAGAAAGAATGGACAAACTACAGCGCCGTTGTATTTGCCAAGCCGGGAGCGCAAGCGGATTACTACCGTAGCGTTCTGGTTGAAGGAGGCATTGTGGAAATTACCGGAGAAAACATCAGGGTCGATGTTTATCAGGGGCAAAATGGTCAATCAATCACTCTTGAATTACTGAATGCAAAGATTGGATTTGCAACTTCAGGAAACAGCCAACAGCAGCAAAGTAGCAATCATCAAAATCATCCTGAATACGACGATTCAATTCCCTTCTAAATTAGCAATATAAGGATTCCATTATGCCAGCACCTCTGTATGGTGCGGATGACCCGCGCCGCTGTTCCGGCAATTCCGTATCGGAGGTGCTGGATAAATTCAGAAAAAACTACGACCGGATAATGTCTCTACCGCAGGAAACGAAAGAGGAAAAGGAATTTCGCCATTGTATATGGCTTGCAGAGAAAGAAGAACACGAGCGAATTTACCAGACATCAATCCGACCATTCCGCAAAGCCACATATACCCACTTCCCTGAAATTGACCCGCGCCTGCGTAATTACCGCTCACGCTATGGCGCTATCAGTAATGACTGAGGAATTAACAATGAAAACAATGAAGCTAAACATCGACCTCGGAAAATACGTTATTACCGGAACCAAACACGACCTGATTCTTAGCGAAAGAGGAATTATCAAAGAAGGTGATAATGCAGGGAAAGAAACACTAAGCCGTATCGGTTATTACAGCAAGTTTGAGCATCTGGTTAAAGAGTTATGCAACCGTGAAATCCTGTTATCTCAGGTGCAGACGCTACAGGATATTCAGCAGCATATCGAGACTTTAGGTGTGTCACTTAGCATGGCTATTGACCAGTTCATGGAGAGTAAATCATGAGAGGACTTGCATACAATCCCGGCATTCTTCCGGCAGAAATGATTATTCGCCAACGCGTAAAGCCAATGCCATCGAGAGAGGAATTACTTAAGAGAAATTCTTTTCCGTCAGTGAATCAAAACAAATATCTGAATGCGATGTGGCGCAAAGGAGGCAACCAGTGAGCAAGATTGACTATCAGGCACTGCGTGCTAAGGCAGAAAAAGCAACGTGTGGCGAGTGGTTGCTCGAATATGGAGAGGGCCGATTTGATGGTGATGATGCACTAATTCATCGCGAGGCTGCTGGATATCTTCCCATTTGCAGAATTGAAGGAGCGCATCCTGAAAGCGGTTTCGATGAAGATTTCCAAATAGAACAGCAGGCCAATGCTGAATTCATCGCCGCAGCCAATCCAGCTACCGTGCTGGCGCTGCTGGATGAACGGGAAAGAAACCAGCAATATATCAAACGCCGCGACCAGGAGAACGAGGATATTGCGCTAACGGTTGGGGGGCTGCTAATCGAAAACGGCCAGCTTGTTGCCGATACGCTACGCCACTTAGCTGATAACGAAATCGACTCTGATTATTTTGCTATCACCTCAACGAATGAGAACGGTACTGAAATTGATCATGAGATGGCTATTACCGATTACGCACTGCAAGCTGCCGGAACTGTAGACGAATTGGTTGCAGCGCTGGAAGCCGCAGAGAAGCGCATAGCAGAGTTAGAAAGTGATTCTCAGGCACAAAAGTTAGTTGAAGCAATCATTGTTGCGATAGAAAACGAACAGGAACGTCTTTTTGATGAAGATTACCTAATGGATTCGAAAGAATGCATTGACGTAATTCGTGAAGAAGTAAAGCGATGGAATGATTCCCGCACCGCTGGCATTCGCATCAAAGGAGGTGAGTAATGCGTGTGGCATGTATCGGCTTGTTACCGTACCCGACTCGTTTTTGGGCTTCTGCGCTAATTGCAAAGCCACATGTCCTGATGGCTGACAACATCATCCCGGCACCAAAGCGCCGCCATACCGGTATTGCATCGGCACGACGAGCAGCAAAGAGACGCGGGAGAGCAAAACGATGAAAAACCGTAAAGCAAAGATTCTGTTAGTTCGTAGAAACGCTCCTGGCGTCTGGCAGTGGGTGAGACTCAGCAACCGACGGATGGGGTTAATGAAACATTACGGGATGATGGATTGTGGTTTTTGCAAAAAGCCCAGCGCGGCGCAAAACCGCTGGAAAAACCACTTGCGTACTAAAGGAGAGTGATATGGCTATTGCCGCAAGTTACACCATGCATCTCTATTGTGACTGCCGCCAGTGTACGGAAGGTGTATATCAAGTGCCAGACTTCGGAGAGTATATCGGTACGTCATGGGCTGGTTGTGCAAAAGAGGCGCGTAAGGATGGCTGGCGAATAAGCAAAGACAAAACACGTGCTTTTGCGCCCGGGCATAAAGTTTTGAGGGTTAACAAATGACCACTATAACCAAAGAGCGACTACTGACAATCAAGCGGTGGCGCGAAACATACGGACCTGGTAGCAACGTTGTACTGCCAGCAGAAGAAGCGGAAGAACTGGCACGAATTGCTCTGGCATCGCTGGAAGCAGAGCCTGTAGCGTGGAAATGGCGGCTTACTAGTCTTTTTGACGGTGTGCAGATTGGCCCGTGGCGGGTGTGTCTTGCGCCACTATCACCCGGCAAGGGGGATGGGTGCAAGACAGAAGCTATTCCACTTTACACCGCCCCGCCAGTACCGGTAGTACCTGCTGCATTACCTGAGAACGACGATGAGGACGGGCATGACATTGATTATCTTGAGCCATCTGAAGTTTACGCGCTTGGGCGAACAGCTGGCTGGAACGCCTGCCGCGCCGCCATGCTTCATGGTAAATCCGAACAACCACAAAACGCACAACAAAATATTCCGGAAAATATTCCCGGTGGCAACTCTCCGGTAACTCCGGATGGTTGGGTTATAGTGCCGAAGAAACTAACCGCTGAGAACGGCGCTAAGGGTGTGCTATCCGGTGAATTTTCAGAAACTACGTTTATAAGCTGCCCGGAATGCTTTGGCGATGATGATTGCGATACCTGTGACGGTAGCGGGCGGATTGAAATTAAAGTACCAGTCACGTGGACGACCATAAAATCCATCTGGGATAAAGGTATTGCGCATTTTGCAGCAAAACCGCCGCAGGAGGTTAACCGTGACTAACCTGCAACTTGCCGTCAAAGGTGAATACTTCGATGCCATGATTCGTGGAGAGAAAACGGAAGAGTATCGCCTGTGTAATGACTACTGGAATAAGCGAATTATGTTACGCGAGTATGACCGCCTGATTATCACAAAGGGATACCCGAAGCGCGACGATTCCAGCCGCAGAATTGACGTCCCTTATGACGGATATGAAATCAAGACAATCACGCATCCCCACTTCGGCGATAAACCGGTAAAGGTATACGCGATAAAGGTAAATATCGGCAATGAATGATAATCCTCGCACTCGCGGGGATTTCTTTTATCTGAACTCGCTACGGCGGGTTTTGTTTTATGGAGACAAGAAATGTCAGATTTGGCTATGAAGGTTTTGAAATGGCAATCAACTGGCGATGTCGGAATCAGTAGCGCAACTCTTGCCTCAATCGCATGTGGCCTGAAAAAGAATATCTATGGTCATCACTTCGGCGCTCCCCATGACGCAGCAGACTTTCGGCGATGCGTTGCACTTGTTGAGCAGATTCCAGAAATCAGAGATTCATTCGACAAGGTTGCAAAGCGCGTTCCGGCATTCAAAGGCATCCTCAACGAATGGGATTCTCTCGTTGCTCTGTTGAAGTCTGAAATGAAGATACACGGAAACAAAGCACCAGAGACTTACAGAAGAATCAGCGAGCTACGCAAGGACTAACCACAGCCTCACACTCGATGAGGCCTGTTCATTTCTCAAGATATCCAGACCTACCATCGCCGCATCAATGCGGCTTTTCTTGCGTGTAATTGCGGAGACTTTGCGATGTACTTGACACTTCAGGAGTGGAACGCACGCCAGCGACGCCCAAGAAGCCTTGAAACAGTTCGTCGATGGGTACGCGAGTGCAGGATATTCCCACCACCGGTTAAGGACGGAAGAGAGTATTTGTTCCACGAATCAGCGGTAAAGGTTGACTTAAATCGACCAGTAACAGGTAGCCTTTTGAAGAGGATCAAAAATGGGAAGAAGGCGAAGTCATGAGCGCCGGGATTTACCCCCTAATCTTTATATAAGAAACAATGGATATTACTGCTACAGGGACCCAAGGACGGGTAAAGAGTTTGGATTAGGCCGAGACAGGAGGATAGCAATCACTGAAGCAATACAGGCCAACATTGAGTTATTTTCAGGACACAAACACAAGCCTCTGACAGCGAGAATCAACAGTGATAATTCTGTTACGTTACATTCATGGCTTGATCGCTACGAAAAAATCCTCGCCAGCAGAGGAATCAAGCAGAAGACACTCATAAATTATATGAGCAAAATTAAAGCAATAAGGAGGGGGCTGCCTGATGCTCCACTTGAAGACATCACTACAAAAGAAATTGCGGCAATGCTCAATGGATACATAGACGAGGGCAAGGCGGCGTCAGCCAAGTTAATCAGATCAACACTGAGCGATGCATTCCGAGAGGCAATAGCTGAAGGCCATATAACAATAAACCCGGTCGCTGCCACTCGCGCTGCAAAATCAGAGGTAAGGAGATCAAGACTTACGGCTGACGAATACCTGAAAATTTATCAAGCAGCAGAATCATCACCATGTTGGCTCAGACTTGCAATGGAACTGGCTGTTGTTACCGGGCAGCGAGTTGGTGATTTATGCGAAATGAAGTGGTCTGATATCGTAGATGGATATCTTTATGTCGAGCAAAGCAAAACAGGTGTAAAAATTGCCATCCCTACAACATTGCATGTTGATGCTCTCGGGATATCAATGAAGGAAACACTTGATAAATGCAAAGAGATTCTTGGCGGAGAAACCATAATTGCATCTACTCGTCGTGAACCGCTTTCATCCGGCACAGTATCAAGGTATTTTATGCGCGCACGAAAAGCATCAGGTCTTTCCTTCGAAGGGGATCCGCCTACCTTTCACGAGTTGCGCAGTTTGTCTGCAAGACTCTATGAGAAGCAGATAAGCGATAAGTTTGCTCAACATCTTCTCGGGCATAAGTCGGACACCATGGCATCACAGTATCGTGATGACAGAGGCAGGGAGTGGGACAAAATTGAAATCAAATAATGATTTTATTTTGACTGATAGTGACCTGTTCGTTGCAACAAATTGATAAGCAATGCTTTTTTATAATGCCAACTTAGTATAAAAAAGCAGGCTTCAACGGATTCATTTTTCTATTTCATAGCCCGGAGCAACCTGTGAACACATTTTCAGTTTCCCGTCTGGCGCTGGCATTGGCTTTTGGCGTGACGCTGACCGCCTGTAGCTCAACACCGCCCGATCAACGTCCTTCTGATCAAACCGCGCCTGGTACCTCTTCGCGCCCGATTCTGTCGGCAAAAGAAGCGCAGAATTTCGATGCTCAACACTATTTTGCATCCCTGACACCAGGTGCGGCAGCGTGGAATCCTTCCCCGATTACCCTGCCTGCGCAACCTGACTTTGTTGTCGGCCCGGCGGGTACTCAAGGTGTAACGCATACCACGATTCAGGCGGCGGTAGATGCGGCAATTATCAAGCGTACCAACAAGCGCCAGTATATTGCCGTGATGCCTGGTGAGTATCAGGGAACGGTGTATGTCCCTGCCGCTCCGGGTGGAATTACTCTGTACGGTACGGGTGAAAAACCGATTGATGTGAAGATTGGGCTTTCCCTTGATGGTGGCATGAGCCCTGCCGACTGGCGTCACGACGTCAACCCGCGCGGCAAATATATGCCAGGTAAACCGGCGTGGTATATGTACGATAGCTGCCAGAGTAAACGCAGCGACAGTATCGGTGTTCTCTGCTCTGCGGTCTTCTGGTCACAAAACAATGGCCTGCAACTGCAAAACCTGACCATCGAAAACACGCTGGGCGATAGCGTAGATGCGGGTAACCATCCGGCGGTGGCACTGCGTACTGATGGCGACAAAGTGCAGATCAATAACGTCAACATTCTCGGTCGTCAGAACACCTTCTTTGTCACCAACAGCGGTGTGCAGAACCGTCTGGAAACGAATCGTCAGCCGCGTACGCTGGTGACCAACAGCTATATTGAAGGGGATGTGGATATCGTTTCTGGTCGCGGCGCAGTGGTGTTCGATAACACCGAATTCCGCGTGGTGAACTCCCGTACCCAGCAAGAAGCGTATGTGTTTGCACCGGCTACGCTGTCCAACATTTACTACGGTTTCCTCGCCGTAAACAGCCGTTTCAATGCTTCCGGTGATGGCGTGGCGCAACTGGGCCGCTCGCTGGATGTTGATGCCAATACCAACGGTCAGGTAGTGATCCGTGATAGCGCCATCAACGAAGGTTTTAACACAGCCAAACCGTGGGCTGATGCGGTGATCTCTAATCGTCCATTTGCGGGTAACACCGGCAGCGTTGATGATAACGACGAAGTACAGCGCAATCTGAATGACACTAACTACAACCGCATGTGGGAATACAATAACCGCGGCGTGGGTAGCAAAGTGGTTGCAGAGGCGAAGAAGTAG